GGCACACTTTATCGCAGCTTTGTGACGTTGCAATAGAACCAACACAGCAAAGAAAAAAACTGAAAGCCAGAAGTCTAATATTCATACCCTTTATCGAAAATAAACTGAATAAATTGAACTTTTCACAATTCTGAATTGCGTCCTGAACCTTTACAAGCAGTAAGCCGTTCCGGCAATTCCCAACCCAGTTCTACCGTGCCATTTTTGTCGACAAAACGCAACCTTCACCCTTGATCCATCGGCTCGATGCCGAGAGGATTGCAGCCGGTGCTGTGGCCGTAACACCAAGCCTGCGATAATTCGCGCAGCAACCGCGCCTCTTTGTTGGTTTTGATCAGATCCGACAGCCGACAGAACGCCTGCACCTCAACCCATGTTTGCGGAACGATATTGCCCATGCCGTCCTGCGTATAGGCGCCCAGATCATACATCGACTGGATCAGATACGCATCAGCGCCGATCTCCGGCAGTCTCACCGGGTACTCACGCCGCTCTAAGTATTCCCGCCGCGTCTCGTCCCAATCGCTCGGCTTGGCCGCCAGAAAGCCGCTCTGCTCCGCGTGCAGGATTAATGCAGCGGCGCGCGTCCCAAAAAATTCGCACGTTTCTTCGCATGCTCAATAACCTGTTCGGCAAATGATTTCTCGTCCTCGTCAAAGGTGATCAGCTGCAGCCCGACGAACCAGTCCGCGTCATCAACCGTCGCCGGTTTCTTGCCGCGATGTACGTTCTTAAAGCCGACAATCAACTGAGTGGCCGACGCGACCATTTCCACCCGCAACTGCTCCAGCGTTATATCCTCCGCGCCGTCTTTGCTCTTTTTGGTTCGGGCTTTCTGCGCGGTGTAGCGTTTGTTCAATTGCTTCTGATGCGTGGTGGACTCCTGCCCCAAAACTGTCACGATACAGGGCTTTTTCTGCGCTTTATCAGCGTACAGCAGCTCGCCGGACGCGGGGTGCTTGATATGAAGATCGCTGCCGGTGTTGGCCTGCGCAATCGAGTTGAAGTCGTCAAAATCCATGGTTTTTCCTTTGAGTGTGTAGGTGTGTGTTCGGGCCAGCGCAGGACACACCACAAGCGCCGGCCCCCGATCTGTTAGGACCGGATTGCTTAAGTGCCGTCAGTCACTTTCGTATTGATTTTAAGATCGCAAGTCAGACCCCGGTACGAACTGGTGTCGCGCGGCGTGTCTTTCAGGCTGGCGATGAGACCGCTAAAATAGGAGATCGAGTTAGATGGTTCTGGATCAACAATCCGAAACGAGCTTTACGTGTTAGACCCGTTGATCTCGACTAGATCATCTTGGCCAGTATCATCCCCGTCGGCAACCAGCGTCATCTCGCTAGATCCGCCATCAGCGGCACCTGTGATGTTCAGAGTTCGACCTTTGAGGGTCGTAACGGTGATGTTCTCATGTGTGTCGCCAACCGCACCCAGGCTTACGACTTTACCCACCTCGACCCAAGTGAGCCCTTCATAGCCTGCTTTATTCTCACTTGCGGGTTTTGCGCCCTTTGCGACGGAAAGCGTGCCGCCGATATAACTTTGTTCATCTGCCATTGTCTTGCCCCTTTCGGCATAAAAACGGGACCGCGTTGCGCGGGGTTGTCCGTTCGTAGTTTCGTTGAAATTCCCACTTCGCGCTCTGCGCAGCCCGGGGTCGGGGCAAACTATCTGGGCGAATATGCCCGGTAATTTATGCGGCCGGTCACTTGATACATGCCGCTTTCTTCACGGTTGCTAAACCGGTGTGTACTGCGAATTTCCAAGCCCTGCCCGGAAAATTCAAACCTTCGCCCGATCTTAAAATAGGTAAATATCTCGCCCAGCTTGATCTTGGCGGGAAACGACCCTGTATTGAGCGGATAGCGTAGAATGACCTGAAACGCGCCGGTGGTGCTGTCAGTGTGCGCCAGATCAAACGGCCGGTTTTCGTTCTGGAACAGCGTGATTGCCGCGTATTCCGTGTCTGTCTTTTCGGTAAATGGCGCGTTCTCATGCGCAACCGGCAAGCCGAACGCGCCCTCAGCGAACGCCTTTGAAAACGCCTGATCGATTTTTACGCTCATCTGGAATCTCGCCCTTGCGAATCTGCTTATAGTTGTGTAATTTCACGGAATATTAAATGGAATTTTAAAATGACTAAACCCATACCGACAAACCCCACGCGTGATGCTATCTTGGACCTGTTCGATGTACACCCAAAACTAGAAACTTATTCTGAAGAGACTAAATATATTTCGGGGTTTAAGTTAAAAGAAACCAACAAAATACTCGCAGTTGATAAAAATATTAAATCAAAACAACCAATCTTTATACTGTATAACGAGACCGTCAAACTTGCGTTGGATCGTGAAAGTATTTCCTACAAAGAATACCCGAAGGGGAAATCACGAAATAGCAATCTCCACAAGTTTTCTGGGTTCGAGAAGGACGCACTTCTGCGGACCTATCCTCAGTCTGTAAGTGAAGCGGAAACAATTATTGCCATATTGAGTAAGTAAAACAGGGTTATGGTTTCGCCGCCTCTTCTTTCACGATCCGCTCGATATCGGCGATTGTGCGGGCAACCATGCCGTCGCGCTCTTCCCAGACCACCGCATACGGCATGGTGTTGGTCAGAAACGTATTCGCAAAGGGCGTGATCTTTTTCAAATCGTCGGGTCTCAGCCCGCCCGCGCCCTGCGGGGTCTTATCCTCGACACCGGACGGGCCTGCCGCTGGCATGTCCTGCGTGACCTGCCAGTCGCCGCGCAGACGACCGGTATCAACCCGCGTCTGCCGCGCAACCATGCCGAACGCCCGGAACTTAATGCCCCGATCCACTTGCTCAAGCCGCTTTGATTGTTTTTTCGCAATCCGCGCCAGGTCAGCCGCAAAACTCACCGGATCACCGCTTTCGTGACAATTGGACCAGAATTGTCAGGATCAACCATCTGCACCGCGATGATCGACCGCCCGTCCCAGGTCTCGCCAACGCTTGCAGCGCCCTCGATCAGCAACATTTCATCCTCGTGCTGGATCGTCGTACCCTCGAATAGTTTACGATCCACCGCCGTTTTAAGCACCAGCACAGTGCGAGACACTACGTCCTCGGCCGGGGCTTGCTCGACAGTCGCAACCGGCAGGCCGGTGAACGGATCCACACCGCCGGACGGCGTTTCCAGCGCACCGGCAACCGGCGTTTCCAAGCGGATCTCAAAGCCCTTTTTCAACAGCAAACGGCCCGCTAAATCGCGGGCGCCAGAATAATCAGCCATGTCGGGGGTGTCCTAATCTGTAAACGATAGGTGACGGATACGCTTAGCTCAGTCGTCCAGGTACTTGGGGTGCTCTTTGTGCTGAAAGCAACGCTGCTCCACGTCTGCGAGGGCAATGTCGCTCAATCGCACGACCATACGCTGCAGCATACCGATCAGCGCCAGACGATCTATGTTACTCTCGGGCAGCAGGAAGCTTTCCACCGTTAGGCCATTTGTTTTGATCTCGAGCTGCGCGTAACCTCTCAGTCGGCCAAGAAGCGCCGAAGACATAGCCCCAGAAATAATCTCGGTTACATCACGGTTGCGTTCCCGGATTTCGCGGTCCAGCTCGATTAATTCGCTTTCAGGCTTTTGCTTGAATTCTTCCGGTTCGGCTCCACCGATTGGAATAATTTTTTCTTTCATACACGGGTTAATGGCACAGAGAACGGCAAATGCCCACCTTTTGGGTGTATTAACCCAGTCAAAAGACTATTCACCGCCGGATAGGAAGCCGCCTGCCCGGTTGCCTCATATTCTGTTTCTTCTTCAAGCACATCGACCCTCTCGCGCCGTTTGGTGATCCGCTGCTCCGGCGGTGCCGCAAACGGGTCCGCCCCGTTCAGGATCAACCGCGCCATCTCGCATTGCGCGGACTGCACAGCCTTCGGGATAGTGTCTGAGGCCAGTATGTGCCCATCAAGGCTCACGCCTGTTCGCGGCCACGCCAAGGCCTGTGCGGCGTCAGTGCGCGTACCCTTGGCCGAGTACAGCCGGTCTATCGCCATCGCCGCCCGTCTCAGAGCCGCCTGAGCCGGGCAGGTGACGATCTCATCCTGCCAGCCCATAGCCTGCGCATAGTCGGTGTATTGCTCCAGCGTCACGTAGCTGTCAGCTACAGAGCTACCCACAGCATCATTCAGCATTCGGTTTTGCCTTGGGTTCTTCCTTTTGTTTCGGTTCTGGTTCTTCTACTCGTTTCGCATTTACCGCAACCATTTGTTCCCAAGTCACAGCTTGGCCCGGCTTTAATCCGTCTTTATTCAATTTAGCCATTTGAAAGTTTCCTTTTATGTTTAGCGCGGGGCAGTTTTGCCCCGCGCATTAGCCTAGTTTGTGAACATGAATGCCAAAGGAACATTTTTGCGCTCTACAATCCGGCTCCAAAGAGCCGCCGTCCGAAGCTCGGCGAGGGTGAATGAGCCCTTACTAGGCGTCCCCTCATGCTGATAGCCAAACGGGTGCAGTATCCACGTTTTCCGTGTCCATAGCGTTTCAAGTCCGCCACCGTCTGCCGATGACGCATCTCGCTCCAACTCTACTGGGACAGACGGCGTGCCCTCACCGTACCCAAATGCACCACCACCAAACAACATAGATAGATATTTAAACCCGTCAGTGCCGCCAGCGATTACGGGCATACTGTCGTCAACAATAACTGTACGACCCATGTATGTCCGATGAGACAGTTTACCATCTGCATCATTTACGTCTTCCACATCACCTTGCTCAGCCATTTGTTTGGCGACGAATGAATGCACTGCCATTGCGGTAATGCCGTCCACCCTATCGCCCATTGTGTAGGCCGCCTGGCGCGAAAACCGTGTGGCGACCGATTGATCAGCAACAGCGTCAACAGCCACGTCGTGCACCATATCACTGCTACTGCTAGCAATGTTACCCGCCGCCACACCCGGAGCCGAAGCGATCAAACGCCTTTGCCACTGCCGCACCCAGTACGTGTCGTCGCGTGCACGAATTTGGTCTATCCCAGTAGCACCGAGAGCAAGCTCATTTGCTAAATCCGTAGCTGACCAACCCTTGTTTAAAAAAGCCTTGCGAGTTTTTTGCTCTTCCTGACTCACTTTGGACGGCGTTGCTTTCGAGTTTGGGTTATCGGTTGACTGGTTCGGCTCGTCATTCGCATCCAAGTCCTTCCAAAATGGCAATTCAGCGCTTTTACCAGCGCCATCTGCCAACTGGTTGAGCAGCTCAGAGTTTACGACAGCCCCACTTTGGAACACTGCCAGTTTTTCCGGAGAGTCAACTGCCGGAAGGTCTTGAAACACCGTCACGTTGATGATGTCTGAAAGTTGTGTAGTAGCCATGGTAATATTTCCTTATTTAGGCAGGTTTTCCTCAGCTTTCAGCCGTTCGTATTCCTGCGGGTTTGTACGATTCAGCTCGACCTTTTCTGCGCCGGTATATTCGCTGAATTTTCTCTTTACGGCCCCGCCGTTCGCATTAGCGGCCCCGCCGCCTGATGCTTGATTGCCTTTAATGACGTGCTTGAATCGCGGTAGGTCGGCCACTTGCGCTTCAAGCTCTTTCAGTGTCATGGCCGAGGCTTTTCCCTCGCCATCCAACACTTGAATGCTGGTTTTTCCATCGGCCATATCGAGACGCAATCGTGAGCGTAGATAGTCGCTGATATTCACCGACGCATCAGGATCAATCGCGATACGGGCAGCGATATCACTGGCCGCTGCGCCCACGGTCAACTTTTCAATCGTTGACAGCAACGGCGCGATTTTGTCGCTGTGCGATGCTTCCAGCACCTTGACCTTGTTCGCCCAGCTGGCTTCTAACGCTTCAACATCGCCGGATTTCTTTGAGGCTTCATCGGATATGCGCTGGCGTTCGGTCTCTGCTGCCTCAGCTTTGTCTTTGGCGGCTTTCTTTTCGCCCAAAAGCTCGTCGTTTTTCTTCTTTAGCCCGGTCGTGGCCTCGGTAACGGCTGCATTAATCTGCTCAATAAGCTGCTCTTGGGTGAACGTGTCAGGAGTCGCTTTTTGGTCGCCCTCTTGGGCGTTGTTGTCTTCGGCCATTGTATACCTCTGGTAAATGGATGCAGGCCCGGCCTGCGGTTAAAGCCCCGCGTCTGCGAAAGCTTGTTTCTCCAGCCTGCGGATATTATCCAACGTCCTTGGTTTAAAATTCTTATCCAATTGCAGCTGCGCAAACCGCTTGGCGCTCAGACCGCCCTTGCGGAACAGCTGCCCGCGTGTGACCCCCAGCACATCGTCCTGAAAGCTCTTTGGCTGGGTTTTCAGCCAATCGTAATAGTGCAGATCCGCACCGACCTTCTCGATGCCCTTCGCGCCTCGGGCAAATTGCGTGCCCGCTCCGTCCAGAAAATCCAGTCCGTCATCTAGCACCGGCACCCGCATGGAGCGGCACATCATGTGTAGCGGGGGCTGTGGGCCTTTGCCGACCTCATACCGCCGACCGCTCAGCGCCCGGCACAACTCGCTTGTACGGCCGTCCAGAACCGATAGAATTTCCTCGCCCACCACAATGTCGGCGTTTTGCTGATAGACCGCCGCCCGGCTTTGGTTTGTTACATGCGCAACCGAGGTCCGCACCATCATGTTGACGTCGCGCCGTGTGACGTCGAGCAGCCCGTCGCGGTAGTTAGCTTTCTTCGTTCCTTTAATCGTGCGAACCAGTTGCTCAATCGTTGCGCCCTGCGCCACGCCAAGCCGAACCGCGCCTGTTACCCGCTGTTTGGTTTTATCGGTCCAGTTGGTATAGAACGTCTGCAGTAGATTGCCGCCGTCGATACCCTTGACCTGTAAAGGCTGGGCGAAGGCCGCCGACATGATCTGCGCCGGCGCGGGTGTTGACAGATCAACCGCCGCAACCTGACCGAACGCCTTGATTGCAAATTCGCTCTCGTATTGCGCCAACTCGGCCAATGACTGACGCCAAACCTTTTCGTAGTCCAGAAACGTGCCGGTGATCGTTGCGTCGAGCGTTTTCAGCAACCGACCCAGTTTTCGGCCCTTGAAACTGTTGAGGTCGTCAATATCCGCCAGCTCGTTTGTGATATTGCTGTGTATTTGCTTGAGGAACGGCGCAAAATCATTGACTGTCTGTGTTTTCAGACCCTCGCCGTAAACCGCATGCCGGGTGAAGATCTGGACAAGTAGGTCAGGCAGCATCATCCACGCCGATATTGCCGCCTAGATTACCGCCGCGCGCGTCTATGTCCTCGCTGTAGTCCTCTGGCGTTTTGTCCTCACCGATTAAATTGGCGCGTTTCAGCAGTGGCAGCGCGTCCTCGGACCCGATCAATCCCCGATCCAACAGGGCGATAAGCCGGTCGATTATTTCAATCGATACCGCGGGCTGCATGAATGTCCGCGACAGATTAATCACCGGCTCGTCTGCGCCCATGTAC